TAGGAGCACAAGCAGGAACAGCAGCAGCGACTACTTTAGGTATTACTGCAGTTAGTTCTGTGGCTTCAATAGGTATGACACTCTTTCAAGGTTATCAAGGATACCAAGATAAAAAAGCAGCAGCACAGTTTCAGCAACAACAGTTTGATGCAAATAAAGTCCTTGCACAACAAGCTATGCTTACTGAAAGCAGAGGAATTATAGAAAGACAAAGACAAGAAGATTTAAGAGCATCTCAGCTATTAAGAGAAAATAAAATTAAAGAGGCTCAGACTATGGGTACTTTCTTGGCAGCAGGAGGAGACTCTGGTGTTGCAGGTCTTTCAGAAGTTTTACTACTTGCTGATATAGAGAGAATGTCACTTAACAACGAGCAGACAATTAACAGAAACTTTGAATATGTAAATAAAGACTTACAAAATAAAAATGAGGGTATTTATCAGAAAGCTATTGGAAGAATACAAAGTGTACCTCAAGGAGTTATGCCTAGTCTTACAAATACAATCATCGGTACTGGTTTACAAATAGGAGGAGATTTATTTGCAGGTTATGATAAATATATGGAAAGAACTGGTGGATATTTACCAGATATATATAATACAGATTCTTCTAGGAGAGATATAAGATATGGCTAGAACAATTGTAAATAGAAGAAACTTAGCAAATTTTGGTGGTAACATACAACCTGCAGCTACTCCAATAGATACATATTATCGTCCAATAAAACAAACACCACCAGAAAATGAAGCAGTAGCAGGTATTATTAGTGCGTTAAAAATGGTTAATCCTGCTTTAGAAAAATATGGAGATAGAGTTGCAAAAGTTGCATCTGATGAAGAATTTGCAGCAGGGCAAAAAGAATATGATTTAATGTCTCCAGAAGACAGAAAGAAAGCTTTAGCTGATATTAAAAGTGGTAAGATGAGTGAAGTCGAATCTCCGTTTTGGGTACGAGGGTTTGCTAAAAATCTATTAGCTTCTGAAGCTTATAAGTTTGGAGAGTCTTTAGCAATTGATTATGAGAAACAAAAGAATGAAGTTACTGCTGATGGTAATTCTCTTTTTAATTGGATGGCAAGTAAAAAAGCAGAGTTTATAAAAGCCAATGGATTAGAGGGTTTTGCACCAGATGTTTTAGAGTCACATTTTATGACTCCAGTTAGACAGTTTGAACAAAACACACTTCAGAAACATACAGCTTTTAGAGTTAAACAAATAAAAAACCAAAACGAAGCAAATTTTCGTGACAGTTTAGTTGCACCAACAGATGGTTATGTAAATAATATAGAAATTGTTGATGACAAACTTCAAAGAGACACACTTACTGGAGAATTTATCAAAGCTACTAATTTTAAGATTCAAACTCATATAGATGAGGGAAACGACCCAAAGGAAACTCTTGATGGAGTTGAGCAGATGTTTAAGGATAAAATAAGAGAAGAATACAAAGAGGGTAATTCAGAATTAGCTGAACATATTTATAGAAAAGCATTATTGGAAATAAAAGGTAAAGAGGGAAAATTTGGTGATTATAAAAGAGATACATTAGAACAATGGTGGGAGTCTGTTAAAGAAGATGAACTTAATGAATCATCTAAAAGACTTGAGAATGAAAGAAAAGTAAGAAAAGAAAGAATGAGAGTGGGTTCTCTAAAAATAAGAGAATTTATTCAAAGTTCAAACGAGGACTTTAATCCAATAACATTTGGTAAAGATGAGAGAGTACCACAAGATTTACGAGATGAATGGATTTTTATTTCTAATAATGAAACAGAATTTACTTCATCAGCATTAGTTCAATTATCTAATGACATTCAAAATAAAATAACAGCTTATGATGACACAGAGAAAATTGATGCGATTACCGAAGCTTTAACAGTAACACACGATTATGAAGAAGCTGAAGAGTTACTTGAAGCTGCGAGGACAAAAAATAATGTTACCCCATCAACTTATTCTAATTTTAAAATTTTAATAGATAAAGCAAAAAAAGATGTATATGATGTAATTGACCCAGATAAAGCTTTAGATAAAATGATTAAAGATATGACAAGGTCAGAAGAAGCTACTTTTGGCAGAGAAAGCTATGACCACGAACATTTTGAGTATGCAGCAGACATTCGTAATAAGGCTAGAAAATTAGCACTTGACCTTAAAAAACAAGTAGCAGATGGAACAAAAAAACAAGGAGAAGCTAATGTTGAATTTGCTAAAAGTATTAATGGTTTTAAACAAGCACATAAAGCCAATTTAGAGTTTGTAAAACAAAAAGATATACTAGAAAAAAAGAAAGACTATTTTTGGGAAAACACAAATTTAGGAATACAAAAGCAGGATTATAGTAGTCTTTTTCAACGAGCAGACAGATATCGTAAAGCTAGAAAACAAAAAATTATCTTAGAATCTCAAGGACAACAAAATACTCACGAATATTCAAATGTTCTTCATAATATGAAAATGTTTGAAAATGGATTTCGTAGAAATAAATTTTATAAAAATATGGTTTCTAATAGGCAAGATAAAAATAATACAATAGATGTATTAAATCAACAAATAGTAGCCCTTGATAAAAATCAGCCTCTTGCTTCTGGAGACCCAAGAGACCAATATCAACTTAAAAATTTAGATGTATCAATAGACGATTTTTTAAGAGCAATAAGTGCATATCAACAAGCAAACCCACAATAAGGAGTAATTATGTCTGACGATGAATTGACACTAGAAGAATTAGAAGAAATGGATGAAATCAGTAGAACTAGCGAGATATCTCGAAACAGAGTTTTACAAGAAGACTCTCCTTTTCTTGATACAGTAGCAGATGTTACTTCTGGTGCAGCAAGAGGTGTTCTTAAAGCTGCTGATGAAACTATTGATTTTGGTTTTTCTACCTTAGATTCTGGAGTAGAGTTAGTACAAAAGTATATTTTTGGTGATGAAGATGCAGATGGTTTTATGGATGACTTAGCTGCAGGACAAAATATTGCAGGAGTATCTGATTGGATTGATGCTCCTAGTTCAACAGCAGGACAAGTTGCTCAAGACTTAACTCAATTTATTGGTGGTTATATTTTGCCAGGGGGTGTAGCTTTAAAGACTGCAAAAGCAGGAACAAAAGCTGCTAGATATTTTGGTGCTAAGAAACCATTAAAAGGTAGTGACTTTGAAACAGTTCAAAAACTAGGTAAGATAACTGGTAAGGGTATTAACAAAGCTGCAAAAGCAGTAGAGAAAGGTTTAGATAATAGAGTAGGCAGTAGTATGTTTAAATCTGCTGTATCTGCTAGTGTTGCCCACGACCCTTATGCAAAAAGATTGTCAGATATAATTCAAGAAAATCCTGCGTTAGCAAATCCAGTAAATGAATGGTTAGCATCTGACCCAACAGATGGACAAGCACTAAATAGATTTAAAGCTGCTCTCGAAGACATTGCTCTTGGTGGTATATTTGAGGGAGTACTAAAACTTGCTACAAAAGTTAAGGGAAGAGGAGCAGGTAAGGATACTGAACCAGATGCAGTAACTGATGAGGCTATAAAGAAAGACCAAGAAAAAACTGTAAAAGCTAGAGAGAAAAAAGCTGCTGAAAAACAAAAGAAATTTAAAGCTGCTGAAAAAGAACAAAAGTTAAAAGAAGAAGGTAAACCAACAGATTTAAAAAATACAAAAGAATTGTTTACTGAGAATGTAGAAAGAGGTGCAGCTAAAGATGGTATGGCAACTAGAGATTATTTAAAAACTAAAAATAAGGATTGGTTAGCTAAATCTGCTGATGAGTTAGGTATTAAATATAATACAAAAACTACAAAAAAAGAAATACTAGATAAATTAAATAAAGTTATTAAAGATACAGAAAAACTTAGAAATACTACAAAAGTAAAAGTAAAAGACACTAAAACAAGTGGTATTAAAAAAGTTGCAACACCAAAAGCTATAAATACTCAGTTAGTAGAAAATTTAAAGAAATCTATAAAAGACCCTAAGTCTTTAAAAGTTGCTCTTAGTTCTCAAAAGAATATAATGAATTTTACTAACCATATTAAAAAAGACGATAAGTATCACTCAAGGTTTGCAAATGATGCATCTGATGAAATGGTTAGTGTAATTAATGAGTCTATAAAAACTTTAGCACCTACCTTAAAAGGTATAAAAAATAAACAAAGTATAGAAGAGGCTTTTCAAGAGTCTGCTAAGTTTTTACAAGATATGACTGGAACTAAAGCAAAGGACTGGGAAAAGATTGCATACACTTATGGAAAAGGAATTGAACAAGCACAATCTGCTCTTATTGGTATACAATCAAAAATTGCAAACCAGTTAAATACTTTAAAAAATATTTCTAAAGCTGACTCTGCTGCAAAAAATGCTAATGAAAAATTATTATTAGAAAGAAAATTTATTGAAGAGACTGAAGCTTTACAAAAATATCTTGCTGCATCTAAAATGATACAAGCCCCTATTGGTAGAGCATTAAGAATGCAGAGAGAAAAAATTATGGACACAGATTCTATAATTACTGGATTTAAAGCTGCTGAAGATGCGTTAGGAGGAAAAGCAGCATTAAAGAAATTTAAATTTGCTTTAGCTAACTCATCTTCTAATATGAGAGACTTTGGTAAACATATGAAACTACTAGAACCTAGTGGTCTACATAAAAGCCAAGCAGTATTGTCAGAGTTATTTAGAAGTATGATTCTGTTTAACTTTAAAACACATATAACTAATACTTTATCTGGTCTTGTTGAAACTGGATTTGTTCCGTTGGAAAAAAAAGTAGGAGCAATAGCTGCAAGAGTATTTGGGCAAATTAGTGCTGCTGAATATAAGCAGTTATCAAATCAAATAAAAGCACACTATATGGGAGTATCTCTAGCTAAGAAACAAGCTTACTATTATGCCAAACAAGCTTTCAAGAATGAGAGAAATATTCTTGACCCTTTAAATAGACAGCTTGAGCATCAAGACATTAACAAACTTACCTCTGAATATCTAAATATCTCAAAAGGTAAGCTAGGCTCATTTGTGGACAGTATTGGAAAAACAACCAGAGGGTCACTAAGACTATTAGGTTCTGAGGATGAATTTATTTAGAAATGGGTCAAAAAGGTGAAGCTTTAAAAAAATATGCATTAAAAAAAGTAGATGATGCGTTTGATGCAAATGGTATGGCTACAAACAAAGAAGCTTTGCAATATGCTAGACAAATTACTTTTACTGAAGATTTAGAAATATCTTTATTTAAAAATATACAACGACTAGCTAATCAAACACCTGCATTACAATTGTTTTTACCTTTTGTTAGAACACCAAGTAACTTAATTATTAGAGCAGCCCAAAGAAGTGGACCTCTAGGTTTATTAAGTAAAAGAATGAGAAATGATATACTTAATGGTACACCAGAGCAAAAAGCTTTAGCTATTGGTAGATTGACTACTTCATCAGCAATTGGCTTTGGTATCTTTTCTCTTATATCAGAGGGAAGAATAACTGCAGGAGGACCACCAGACCCACAACAAAATAGATTATGGAGAATGGCAGGTAATCAGCCTTACTCAATAAGAGTGGGAGGTAACTGGATTGGATACAATAGGCTTGACCCATTATTTATGCCAGTTGGTGCATTAGCAAACCTAGCAGAGGCTCAAGACTTTGATGCATCAGAAGATGCTGCTGCTGCCGTTATATATGGCTTGTCTTCTGTCTTACAAGATAAGGCATATTTTCAAGGTATAACAAATTTACTTAGTGCTATCTCTGAATCAAATCCAGATAGAATTTCAGATATGACATCTTTTGGAGAAAATCTAGTTGCATCATTTGTTCCTGCTGCACCACAACAATTAACTGAAATGTTCTTTAGTAGTAGTTATAATGAGTATGGGTTTGAAGAAACTGAATATGCTCCTTTAAGAGAAGCTATTGGTTTAACTGATAAAATACGCAGAAGACTTCCTAGAATAAACGAAAATCTACCAGTAAAATATAATTGGTTAACTGGTAAACCTTTATTAAACTATGACCCTATGTCAACTGGCTTTCCAGTAAAACCAGATGATTTTTCAGATGAAATATCAACAGAACTACTTGATTTAAATTATGGATTTCAAGGAGTTCCAAAGACAATAAATAAAGTCGAATTAAATAGTCAAGAATTTTCTGACTTTAATAGATTTATGGGCACAGTAAAAATTGATGGAAGAACATTACTTCAAAGTGTGAAAAGAGCAATGGATAATTCTAAGTATAGAAAAGGTGACCCAGATAGAATTTATGATGGGATGTTTGCATCTCCAGAAATAAAAGTTATATCTGAGATTTTTTCTAAATATAGAAGTGCTGCAAAAGTAGAGTTAATGAAAAAACATCCAGAATTAAGACAGAAGATATTTCTTTCAAAAAGAAGTAAAGCTACTGGAAGAAATTATCTAGAAGAATTTTTAGAGTCAAATAGGTAAGGAGCAATATGACATTATTATCAATCAAAGAAATCACATCTAATGGTGACCCTGCACAAGATATATCGTTTAACTTTAGTTATCTAAACCAAAGCGATATTAAAGTCTTTGTAGGTGGTGTAGAAAAGACTAGACCTGCTGATTGGGATTTTACAGATGCAAATACAATTGATTTTGTATCTCATCCACCCAACGGAACAGCCATAAGAATTGAGAGACAAACCCCTAACGCAAGTCGAGTTGTTGATTTCCAAGATGGTTCTGTTCTTTCAGAGTCAGACCTTGATAATTCTGCAGACCAAATCTTCTTTATTGCTCAAGAAGCTGTTGATAAAGCTAACTCATCTATTATCAAAAACTCTCAGAACAACTGGGAAGGTGGTGGAGCAAGACTTGCAAACCTTGCTGACCCAGTAAATCCACAAGATGCAGCAACTAAAGCATCGGTTAGTGCTATTGTAACAACAGAAGTGTCATCGGCTCAAGCTGCAGCAACTGCTGCTCAAGCTGCTGAAACAAATGCAGAAACTGCTGAGACTGGAGCAAACACAGCTAAGACTGGAGCAGAAACAGCCAAGACTGCTGCTGAAGCTGCACAAACTGCTGCTGAACAAGCAGAGGCAGATACTTTGCAAATTAAAGCAGATATACAAACTATTCAATCAAATATTAATACAAACTTTGGTGCTTCAAATTTACCAAGTAGTTTAAGTGGTTTTGCAGGACAGTTCTTAGAAGTTAAAAGTGATGAAAGTGGTTATCAATTTGTTAGTTCTGTTGCCAAACCAAAGTTTTATGGACTAAAGTTAACTAATGGACAACTTAATCAAACGACATCTGGTAGTTCTGGTAACTTTAATACTGCAGATTATGATTATCATATCTTGTCTGAAAATATCTCATTTCAAATAACAAACAATACATTACAAATAGTAATACCATAAAGGAATAAATATATGCAAATAAATATAAATAAATTAGGTCATAGATGGAAAGGTGAGTATAACTCTTATACTACATACGATGAGAACGATGTAGTATATAAAGAAGGTATTGTTTATATAGTAGATGCAGTTGGTAATCTAAGTGTAATGGCTAAAGGTCAACAAGATGTTTTAACAAAAGGACATCTACTTACTGGTAGTACTTCTGTTGGTGGTGTAAAACAACAAGTATTACATTCTAAAGGTAACTCTGGTATTGAGTTCAGATATGGTGATGAAAGAAATACATATGCTGTTAAATCTTTAGGTGAAAGAATGTTATCTATGAGAAACATTAGTTATCCTTATAGTTACTTTACACCTAGATTATTAATGACGGATGGTACAGTTAGAACTTGGGGTCAATCACATAGTGATGGAAGACACGGCTTTGGTAATGCAGGTAACAATACTGCTCACTACACAACAAAAAGAGTTGCGTTTCCAAAAGATGTAGTTATAGATAAATTATATCCACATACTACTCATCCTGCTGCAATTGATGTAAATGGATACAGTTGGGGATGGGGTGCTTTCGCAGGTAATGGTTCAACTAGTGTACAAATACCAGTAAGACACGCAGACACTTTACCAGAATTAGAAAATGAAAAAATTAAACATATAGAAACTTGTTATGCATATTATGGTACTGGTCCAGTATTTTTATTAACTGAATCTGGAAAGCTATATGCATATGGCTACAACGGCTACGGACAAGTAGGAGATGGCACAACCACTAATGTAACTACAATTAAAAGAATTGGAGAAAGCGAGTTTACTCATCCTATAACAAAAATATTATGTACAATGGCTGCAACTTATGGATGGACTGCTGTTCAAGATAGTCAAGGACAAGTATGGACAACTGGTAATCACAGTAACTATGGGTTATCACCTACTGGTACTATATTTCAAAAACAGACAAAATTTGTTGGTTCTGCGTATAGTGGTATTGTTGATATATCAGCAGAAATTGGTGACTACCACGGAGCAGGTTCTTCATACTATGGAAGTTGTTTTGTTCAAATGAGTGATGGAAAAGTTTACAATATAACTAATAGTGGTCTTAACCAAGTTAGTTGGGGTGGAACAAATAACTATTCAAATTTCTTGTTTGCTGAAAATGTAAAAGAACATATGGCTGTAAATGGTGGCTACGGAAGAGCAATGTATATTGGCAATTCTAATGACCCTAACGGAGAAAACTCATTATATTTTAGAGGGTATAATGGAGGTAATGCTAACAATTCTAATCCTAGTGGTGCTAACACTACAACTTGGGTGCCAGTTTTAGATGAAAATCTCCAACAAATAAAAGCAGTTAAATTTAATATGAATGGTTCTCATTACAGTTCTCATTTCTCTGCTTTAAAAGAAGATGGCAGACTATATATGTGGGGATTCACTAACCAAGGAAGTTCTGGTATGGGGCAAGCGAATGCAAACACACCTGCAAATACTGGACTACAACCTGCTATAATACCAGAACCAATTGTAGATTATCAAGTAAATGGTTACTCAAGTAGTGGAACTGGATACTGGTATGTTTTAGCCCTTGGACAAAGTGGAAAAGCTTATGTTTGTGGTTACAATAACTATGGGTCTGCAAGTAATCCAAACGGAAATTATTATACATTTCAACCAATCAGATATTAATCGTAGTAAAAAAAGGAGCAAATTATGACTACTATTAGCCTTGGAAAAGTAGCTTTCTCTTGGAAAGGAGATTACTCTTCCTCAACAACTTACAACGCACAAGATGTTGTTAATTA